CTGAAGTCGAAGAATACCGAACTGATCGGCAAGCTGAACGAAACCTCCGGCAAGCTGACCCAGTTTGAAACACAGTTTGAAGGCATCGACATCGACGCCGTCAAAGGCCTGCTCAGCCGCGCCGGGCAGGACGAAGAAACCAAGCTGCTCACCGAGGGCAAGGTCGACGAGGTGTTCAACAAACGCACCGAGCGCCTGCGTGGCGAGCACGATAAGCAACTGAAGACGCTCGCCGGTCGCGCTGAGAAGGCCGAAGCCTTCGCCGCCAAGTTCCAGGGCAAAGTCTTGGGCGACTCGGTACGCGGTGCAGCATTGAAAGCCGGCGCACTGCCGGAAGCAACCGACGACATCATCCTGCGCGCCAAGGGCGTGTTCTCCCTTAGCGAAGATGGCGAAGCTGTCGCAGTTGATGAGTCCGGCCAGACCATCCTCGGCAAAGACGGCAAGACCCCTCTGACCCCGCTCGAATGGGCGGAATCACTGCGCGAAAGCGCACCTCACCTGTGGCCAAGGGCTTCAGGGACACAAGCCCCGGGCGGGGGTAGCGGCCAGGCTGCATTGAAACGCTCCGAAATGACCTCCGAGCAGAAGCGCGACTATCAGCGCAAGCACGGCCAAACCGCATTCCTAAATTTGCCCAAGTAAGGGGATTTACCTATGTCTACAACCGTTAACAGCGACCTGATCATCTACAACGATGAGGCGCAAACTGCATACCTGGAGCGCATCCAGGACAACCTGGACGTGTTCAACGCCTCGTCCAACGGCGCGATCGTTCTCGACAACGAGCTGATTCAGGGCGACTTCCGCAAGCGCGCTTTCTACAAGCTCGGTGGCGGCTTGGAGCACCGCGATGTCAACTCCGAAGGCAAGGTCACCGCCAAGAAAATTGGTGCTGGCGAGGCTGTAGGCGTCAAGGCTCCATGGAAGTACGGTCCGTACCAGACCACCGAAGAGGCGTTTAAGCGTCGTGGCCGGGCAGTGGACGAGTTCTCCCAGATCATCGGCGCCGACGTGGCTGATGCCACCATCGAGGGCTTCATCGAGTACGCCACCGGCGCACTGAAAGCTGCCATCGGCTCGAACGCCGCCATGGTGGTGTCTGCCAACATCGAAACCGACGGCAAGAAAACCCTGACCCGTGGCATGCGAAAATTCGGCGATAAGTTCGGCCGGATCGCGCTGTGGGTCATGCACTCGTCTGCCTACTTCGACATCGTTGATGAGGCGATTGCGAACAAGGTCTACGAAGAAGCCGGCGTCGTGATCTACGGCGGCCTGCCTGGCACTCTTGGCAAGCCAGTGTTGGTGACTGACAAGGCGCCAGTGGACGCCATCTTCGGCTTGCTGCCGAACGCCGTGGTCATCACCGAGTCCCAGGCCCCCGGCTTCCGCTCGTACGACGTCAACGATGAGGAAAACCTGGCTATCGGCTACCGCGCCGAAGGTACCGTCAACATCGACGTGCTGGGCTACAGCTGGAAGGAGTCCACCGGTGGCACCAACCCAACCCTGGCGGCCGTTGGCTCTGCTGCTAACTGGGTCAAGCACTCTGACAGCAACAAGGTCACTGCCGGAGTAATGATCAACCTCACCACCACCCCACCGGTTGGCGGCTGATAACCGCCCCAGGAAGCGGCCAGCAATGGCCGCTACGGAGATTACGATGGAACTCGTTTATACGAACCAGCTTGATGGCTTTGAGCCGGGCAAGCGCTACCGCGTCCCAGGGCTATTCCGTAGCGTTGAGCGCGACGCAACCGCAGTGACCGTGGTAGGTGACTATCCCGAGATCGTCACGGCGTACGAAGATGCCGGTGTCGACGTTGAGGTTGTCGAGTTGCCGGCGCCTGTTGTTTTCGGCGCGCAGGCGATCGCATCTGGCGAACTGTCCAAGTTGCTTGCCGATCTGCAGGGCGAGAGTGAAGCAATGGTTCTGATGGTCGACGGCCTGGAGGCTGGCGAAATCCACCGTCCAGAGTCTGGTGACTTGGCATTGCGCTTGTTTGAAGTGCTGGGCACCATCCATGCTTCGGTTGGAGAGCTGACCACTGAGCGTGACGGCCTGCTCCTTACTGTTGACGGGCTGCGCGAAGAGATCGAGACGCTGAAGAAGGTCTCGATTACGCCGCCGTCTGATGAGGCCGGTGAAATCGCGGCGCTGAAGGCCAAGCTGGACGAGGCCAATATCCAGTACCGGGCCAACGCCTCGAAAGAATCCTTGGAAAAGCTCGTAGCTGATCTGTCCAAGGCCTAATACTGCTGGCTGTCGATGACACGGCGGCCAATCTCAAACCATTCCAGTGAGTTAACGCATGACACTCATCATCGAGGACGGCACCGGAAAGCCAGAAGCCGAAAGCTACGCGAGCGCCGAGGATTTAACTCGATATGCCGTCAAATTCGGCACGGTCATCCCCCCAGGCGTTCCCGAGCAGGAAGCGTTGCTGCGCCGGGCCGCCCTGGCTATGGATGGCATGACCTGGAAGGGGCGCAAGACCAATAGTGAGCAGGGCCTGTCCTGGCCGCGCCGGGAAGTGCTGCTTGACCACGAGATCAAGCCGAATAACTACCTGCCGGCGCGGATCCAGTACGGGCAGATGGCCTTGGCTGCCGAAATCCATCAGGACGACATTGACCCGGTGGAGAAGCGTCAAGGGGCTGTGATTCGTGAGCGAGTTGAAGGTGCGGTTGACGTCGAATATGCGCCGATAAGCAAAAGCAGCGACAGGCTTCTTCCGGCTGCACCAGACCGCCCGAGCCGAACCCAGTTCGCCGATTACCTGGCCAAACGGGGGCTCTTTGCCGTAAGGGTGTGACCATGAATGCACTTGCGAATGCGTGGTAGCAAGTGCTGTCCATGCATACAGTAACTTGTAGAATGGCTGGAGCGACTAAGCATTGATATGTCGGTTGCCCCAATCATGCAAACCTGCCCAGAGGCGAGTAATGACTACCGAAGCACTGTCACCGGCAAGCGGTATCTACGCCATACAGAACGTTATCAGCGGGAAGCGGTACGTCGGTAGCGCTGTCAGCATTCGTAAGCGATGGACTGAGCACAGGCGAGATTTGGCGCTCGGCAGACACAAAAACAGCAAACTCCAGCGAGCCTGGAATAAATATGGATCGGATCAATTCAGGTTCGTAATTCTCGAGCATGTTGAGTCGCTATGCGACCTGATTACTCGGGAGCAGCACTGGATGGATAAGCTTGAGGTTGTTGCTTCCGGTTTCAATATCCTGCCAATCGCCGGTAGCTGCCTCGGCCGAAAACACAGCCAAGAAACACGAGATAAAATAAAGGCTGCCGCCATTGGACGGCCTTTCTCAGTCGAAAACATCGAGAGGCTCGCCGAAGCCAGAAGAGGACAAAAGCAATCGCCGGAGGTCATCGCCAAGCGGTCGGCGGCACTGACAGGGCATCTGGTCAGTGATGAAACAAGGGCCAAAATTTCTGCAGCCAATACCGGAAAGAAGCAGCCTCCAGAATCAATTGCGAAAAGGCTTGCAGCCATCAAGGGGATCCCGTTCAGTCAGGAGCACAGACTTAAACTTTCAATCGCAGGGCGAGGCAAGGCGCAAAGCCAGGAGGCGAGGATGAAAATATCCATTGCCCATATTGGAAGGCGTCACTCCGAGGAGCATAGGAAAAAGAACTCCTTGGCTCAGAGTGGAAAGACCCTGAGCCAAGAACATAAGGACAAGATCGGTGCCGGAAACTCCGGAAAGGTTTTGTCTGCTGAGACCAAGAAACTTCTTTCTATTGCAAAAAAAGGGATTCCTCTTTCGGAGGCTCACAAGCAAAAGCTAAAGGAGTCCCATGTAGGAATGAAGGGAAAGAAGCACTCGCCAGAAACGATAGAAAGAATGAGGGTCGCGCAAAAGGCGGCGGCCGCAAATAAAAAAGCGGCAACACTATGCGAGGCTGAAAATGTCGTTCTATCCGAGGATGCAAGCTGTTGCGTTGAGGTTAATTGAGCAGTACGGCCAGCCCGTGATCATTCGCAAAACTGAAGTTGGTGAATGGGACCCGGATCAGAGCGATAAGCCCCCAGAAATAACCACGGAGCAGACGGCTCAGGGCATCCTGATCGACTTCACAGGCCAAGAATTCCAGAACAACAGCCTGATCAAGCAGGGCGATAAGAAACTCAAGATCGCCGCGAAAGGGCTGGAGTGGGTGCCGGGACTGCTGAATAAGGTGATCGTCCAAGGTCGTACCTGGTCAATCGTTCCTCCGCTGAAGGGGGTCAACCCAGCCGGTACGCCGATCCTGTATGAGCTACAGGTACGGTCATGACGAACCGCTACGCAGGTATGAACGGCAGCTTCGCCGAGAATATCCGCGACTTCGCCGAGCGCGCGCAGGCCGGTATCGACGCAACCATCCGCGAAATCGTGATCGAGATCGGCAGCAGCGTGATTCGGATGTCTCCGGTCGGTAACCCCGAGATCTGGGCAGCGAACATTGCTCACCGTCAGTCGAATACCCGGGCGGCCGACGACTATGACTTCAAGGTCGCCGTGCGCAACACGCTGGTCAACCTCAACGAGTCCAACTTCACGAAGGCTGGCAATCTGCGGCGGGGTGTCAAGTACGCCAAGCCTCTGACCAAGACCGAGCGCGACCAGAACTTCAACGTGAACGGTCTGGTCGCTGGAAAGGACTACGTCGGTGGTCGCTTCCGGGGGAACTGGCAGTTCTCCATTGATGCCCCGGCCGAGGGGGTGCTTGATCAGGTCGACCCGAGCGGCAACGTGACCATCGCGGCCCTTAGGGCGCAGGTGAAGTCCCTGACTGCCGGGCAGACGGCCTATATCGTGAACAACCTGC